TTGGTCGTGGCGAAGATAACAAGGCAGCACACTATGCTGATCTTGCGAAGGGTCAAGGGCTCTCACCGACACAAAAGTTGAAGGTAGAGCCTATGACTCTGAAAGCGTTAGTCCGTGAGCGTATTGAGGCAGGTAACGAAATGCCAACGGAAATTTTCGGTGTATATACCGAGAATAAAACAACAATAAAAAGGAACAAATAAAAATGAACCAAGTAACAGAGAAAAAAGAAGGAGCATTGGCAATCAATATGTTTGAAGCTGATGCAAACAAAGGTGCTCAAAACATTGCGCAGGAAGATCTTGCGTTACCTTTCCTAAAAGTTTTGGGACAACTATCTCCTGAAGTAAATAAAAGAGATGGTAAATATGTCGAGGGCGCAGAACCTGGCAAGATTATAAATACAGTTTCTAACGAAATGTATAATCAAATCAATGTCCTACCTGTCTTTTACAAAAGACAGTATATTGAATGGCAAGACAGGGGTCAGAGCACTGGCGCACCTGTTGCTATCCATGAGGCAGACAGTGATATCATTAGTCAAACCACTAGAGGTAAAGACTACAAAGATAGATTACCAAATGGTAATTATCTTGAAAACACTGCGAATCACTTTGTGATTCTAATGGGAGCAAGTCCAACCACAGCTTTGATTTCTATGAAAGCTACTCAATTAAAAGTGAGTAGAAAATGGAATTCAATGATGATGGGTATCAAACTACAGGGCAAAAACGGTTTGTTTACACCGCCAACATACAGCCACATTTACACTCTAAAGACTGTTCAAATGTCTAACGACAAAGGAACATGGTTTGGATGGGATGTCTCAAAGGTTGGACCGGTAGAAGATAAATCAATCTATGACATAGCTAAAAGCTTTGCTGATACTGTTGGTAAAGGTGAAGTTCAAGCTAAATACGGAACAGAAGAGACTAAAGATAGTCCTTACTAGAATCCTAGGTAGTGGGCGTTGAAGCTAGCGTGGAGACGCCCACTTTTAAATTATGTCAGTAGAAAGATTTAAAAGTATATTTTCAGGATTAGACCGTGCGCATGGTGTCACTTATGTAGACAAGAAAGGTGAGGACGGACAAAAGATAAGAGGTAAATCATTTGTAACAAGAGAATATGTTACTGATGATATGTGGTTAAAACATTTACAAGGCACAGAACCAAGCCTTGGTATTATTCCAATAACAGATAGCAACACCTGCAAGTGGGGATGTATCGATATAGATTCATACGCAGGTTTCGATCATAAAAAATTAATAGAAAAAATAAAAAGTTTAAATTTACCACTACTAGTATTTAGATCAAAGTCAGGTGGTGCACACGTATTTTTATTTACAGCTGTATTTATAGAAGCAAAACTAATGCGAGATAAACTATTATCGATTAGTGCAGTGTTAGGATATGGTGGATCAGAAGTTTTTCCAAAACAAGTAGAATTAAAATCGCAAGATGATACAGGAAATTTTTTAAATTTACCATACTTTAATGGTGATGACACAACAAGATATTGCTTTAATCAAAATGGTGAAGCTGTTAGTCTAAAAAGTTTTTTTGAATTGTATGATTTATATAAACTTACACCAGAACAACTAGAAAAATTAATTGTCAAAAGACCAGAGTCAGAATTTAGTGATGGTCCTCCTTGTTTAGAATCCTTAACACAAACAGCTATTAAAGATGGTAGAGATAGAATACTTTATCAATACATACAGTATGCAAAAAGAAAATGGCCAGAGAATTGGCAAGCAAAAATAAATGCATTTAATTATAAATACTTTGCAAGTCATCCTGACGGACCACTGGAAGATAAAATAGTACAGGGTAAAATAAAATTTAATGATGGTAAAGATCTAGGATTTAAATGTAATGAAGATCCTATGTGCAATCACTGCGATAAAAATTTATGCAGGACTAGAAAGTTTGGTATAGGTGGTGAGTCTGTGTTTCCATCACTTACAGACTTACAAAAAGTATTATTAGATGAACCATACTATTGGGTTAATGTAGATGGTGAAAGAGTTAAACTAGATAATATAGATTATCTTATGGAGCAAAGGTTATTTAGAAGAACTGTAGCAAAACAAATAAATAAAAAACCACCAAGAATCACAGTTAAAGAATTTGAAAAATATACAGATATGTTATTGCAGGGTGTAGAAGAAGTTGATGCACCTGTAGGATCATCACGAATTGATCAATTAAGTAATCACCTTGAGGATTATTGTTTACAAAGATCTATAGGACACGTTACTAAAAAAGATATTATTAATGGTGCTGTGTATACAGAAAATAGTAAACATGTATTTACTTTTCATAGGTTCTTTCATGGACATCTTACTAAAAAGAAATGGAAAGAGGACTACCAGGTCACGCAACAAATGCTAAAAGAGCATTGTGGATGTGAAGAAGGTAGAATGGTAATAGGTAAAAAGAAACCATCTATAATGAAAGTAGATGTTTTTGAAAAACCTGAAGATCAATTTACACAAAAGAAACTAAAGGAAGATGATCCATACTAATGAAAACTATAGTGTTAGGTCCACCGGGCACCGGGAAAACTCATACTCTTTTAAATAAGGTACAAGATTATTTAAAAGATGTAGACCCAGATAAGATAGGTTACTTTGCTTTTACAAAAAAAGCAGCAAACGAAGCCAAAGCAAGAGCTATGGATAAGTTTAATTATACAGAAGATGACCTTCCATACTTCAGAACATTACACTCATTAGCATTTAGAAAGCTTGGTATAAACAAAGACCAGGTTATGCAGCGTCGGCATTACGAGGACCTGGGTAGAAAATTAAATTTATTTATAGATTATAATGAACACGATGAAGAAGAGACTGGTTTGTTTACAACTAAATCAGATTACTTAAGATTAATACATCTTGCAAAGCTACGAGACATTACACTTGAACAACAACTTAAACTTGGAGAACACAACACTGAAGTTAGTTATGATACGCTTGTGCATTTAAAAAATGAATTAGATAGATACAAAAAAGAATACAGTCTTGTTGATTACAATGACATGATTTTAAAATTTATAAATTCAGACGCATCACCAAAGTTTGATGTAGTGTTTATAGATGAAGCACAAGATTTATCTATGATGCAATGGAACATGGCTAAAACTATTTGGAATAAAACAAACGATTCTTTTATTGCAGGTGATGATGACCAGGCAATATTTAGATGGGCTGGTGCAGATGTAGATTCTTTTATTACACAAAAAGGTAAGCTATTGAATCTTACACAATCAAGAAGAATACCAAGAGCAGTGCATGACTTTGCATTAGGTATAATTAAAAGAGTATCAAACAGAAGATACAAAGAGTGGGCACCAAGAGATCACCAAGGATCATTACGATACCATGATGATGTTAAAGATATAAATATGTCATCAGGTAATTGGTTGGTCCTAACTAGAACTAGACATATGTTAGAAGATGTAGAAGATGAAATGAGAGAACGTGGTTGGTATTTTGAAAATAGATTTAAAAGAATGCCAGAAAAAGATGCTGCAGATGCTGCACTAAAGTGGGAGCATTTACGTCAAGGTCAATTGATGTCAGGAAAAGAAATAGAATCTATCTCCCAACAAATAAGTTCTGTGTCTTGGGATAAGCAAAAATTAAAATCATTAGTCAAAGAATCTTTTTATGGAATAGACTCACTAACAAAAGACTATGGATTAAAAACTAAAAACGTTTGGTACGAAGCGTTTGATGATTTAAATTTTAGAACAAAAAATTATATACGTAGCATGCGTAGAAATGGTGAGAACCTAAAAGATAAACCAAGAATAAAATTATCAACAATACATAGCGTCAAAGGTGGTGAAGAAGACAATGTAGTTTTACTTACAGATCTAACAACTAATACAAATAGATCGTATCGTAAAAATCCTGATGATGAAACCAGATTATTTTATGTGGGTGCAACAAGAACAAAAGAGAACCTGCATATTGTAAGACCTAAAGACGAAGAAAAATCTTATCCAATGGAGGACTATGAGTAAACCATACGACAAACAGATCGGAGGATCTCACTATCAAAAATATAAAATTCAACCAAGTAAGTTTGTAATAGAGAATGAATTGCTATATCCAGAAGGCTGTGCTATAAAATATATTATAAGACACCGGGACAAGGGAAAGAAACAAGACATACTAAAAGCAATACATTTTTTAGAAATGATAATCGAAAGGGATTACAAGTGATACAAAAACCTTTATTCAGTCCACAGACCGAGTGGATACCACCACAAGATTTTCCTGATTTGTCTGACCATCCAGAAATATCTATTGACTTGGAAACAAAAGACCCAGAATTAAAAACTATGGGCTCTGGATCTATTACAGGTCGAGGAGAGATAGTAGGAATTGCATTAGCTGTAGAAGGTTGGTCTGGATATTATCCAATAGCTCATGAAGGTGGTGGCAACATGGATAAGAAAAAGGTCATGGATTACTTTCAAAAAATTTTAAATCTACCCTCTATCAAGATATTTCATAACGCTATGTATGATGTGTGCTTTATTAAGGCTGCAGGGCTAAAAATTAATGGTCAGATCGTAGATACCATGATTGCTGGCTCTCTCGTGGACGAGAATCGCTTTCGTTATGATTTAGGCTCTATGGGTCGGGATTACGTCGGAAAGGGCAAAAACGAGGCTGTATTGCAGGAAACTGCAGCTGTTTGGGGCGTCGATCCCAAGTCAGAGATGTATAAGCTACCAGCTATGTATGTTGGTGAATATGCAGAGCAAGATGCAACGCTAACCTTGCAGCTCTGGCAAGAAATGAAAAAAGAAATACAGCACCAAGATATACAATCTATTTTTGATTTAGAGTGTGAACTATTTCCTTGCCTCGTTGATATGAGATTTTTAGGAGTTCGCGTAGATGATGAAGCAGCGCACAAATTGAAGCAAGAGTTAGTTGGACAAGAAAAAGAATGCCTACACAAAGTAAAAAAAGAAACACAAGTAGACGTTCAAATATGGGCAGCAAAGAGTATTGAGCAAGTTTTTCAAAAACTTTCCCTACCATACGACCGCACTGATAAAACAGATTCTCCATCATTTACAAAAAACTTTTTACAGAATCACCCCCACCCACTAGTGAAACTAATTGCCCGGGCTCGTGAAATAAACAAGGCCCATACCACGTTCATTGATACCATATTAAAACATAGTTTCAAAGGAAGAATTCATGCAGAGATTAATCAATTAAGATCTGATCAAGGTGGTACAGTTACTGGTAGATTTAGCTATAACAATCCAAACCTACAACAAATTCCTGCACGTAACAAAGACCTTGGACCAAAGATAAGAAGTTTATTTATACCTGAAGGTAATAAGAAGTGGGGTTGTTTTGATTACTCACAACAAGAACCTAGACTTGTTGTACACTACGCAGGTTTACAGAATCTCTATGGAGTGGACGAAGTATTGGACGCTTATAACCAAGGCGATGCTGACTTCCATACTATCGTTGCTGATATGGCAGAGATCCCTAGATCACAGGCCAAGACTATAAACCTTGGCCTGTTCTACGGTATGGGTAAAAATAAATTACAAGCAGAGCTTGGTGTAAGTAAAGATAAAGCTGAAGATTTATTTAGACAATACCATAACAAAGTTCCGTTCGTAAAAAAACTTATGGATAATGTTATGCAGCGTGCGCAAAACTCTGGTAAGATTAGAACGTTGCTAGGCAGACTATGCAGGTTTCATTTATGGGAACCAAACCAATTCGGTATACACAAAGCCTTACCACATGAAGCAGCGCTCATGGAACATGGACCAGGGATTAAACGAGCTTACACTTACAAAGCTTTAAATAAATTAATTCAAGGATCAGCAGCAGATATGACAAAAAAAGCTATGATTGATTTACATAAAGAAGGTATCATACCGCATATACAAGTGCATGATGAACTTGATATATCTGTAACAAATGATTTGGAAGCTGCGAAGATAAAAGATATAATGGAAGCAGCGGTAGATCTGGAAGTACCTAACAAAGTAGATTATGAATCTGGTCCCAATTGGGGATCAATAAAATGAGGATAAATTATGGCTTACTTAAATGCAAATATTCCTGTACAATACGCACAAATAAAAAAGGAGTATTTATATGACCT